AATTTTCATCTACTATAAATGTCATTTGTAATTGTTCATATGTCAACTCTGCACCAGGTATTGGTATAGGTTTAAATCTAGTTGCAAAAGTTTCAGAACTTAATGATACACCAGGTATATTAACTGCTGTGCAAAAATACTCAACTTTAGGTAGTTTAAGAATACCAAACTTAAATTGAGTAGGACTTGCATAGTCTAATTGCGTTGGTTGTCTTTGTAATCCTGATGTTGTCATACTATTATTTATACGCTAAAAAAAAGGGACATCCGAAGATATCCCTTTTAGTGTTCTTATAGATAGAGATTACATTAAGTTCGCAACTTGAACTCTTCTGTAGTATCTATTACTGTTGGCAGCGCCTGCACCATCGATAACAGCATCAGAACTAGAAGACGCCTCAGCAAATGGATTTGCCTGTAGACCATATCTAGTTTTGAAACCAATCTTTGGTTGGAAATTGTCTTGACCAACTGCTCTTACCATTTGTAATGGTACATATGGACAGTAGAATAATCCACTATCATATGGTGAAGAACCTTTATACCCAACAACAAAGTATTGAGCAGCAGCGTTATTTGCTGAGTACGGGTCAATATAAACTTTATATCTACCATTTAGTACCCCAGCGAAAGTATTGCCAGTGTCGTCAACTTGTAAGTTGTTGTTTAATGCAGGTGTGTAATCTAATACGCCTGCCATTTGTAAAGCAGAAGCAACATCAGATGAACATATTAATATGTTACCTTTACCTCTACGAGTTCTTTGAGCAATAACATTTGCTTCTCTTTCAACTTGGAACATAAGTCCTTTAAATCTCTCAACTGACCATCTACCGTTTGAGTCTGTATCTAAATCAAAGATACCAGCAGTAGTTGTGTTGATAGCATTTACAGAACCAATTGCAGTTGAACCAGAATCAGATGCCCCAATTTCAGCATTGATGTAAATAGTTCTTACAACTTCTCTGTTAATTTCTGCAAGTATTTCAGCAGATAGGATATTTGCAAGTTCTGTTTCAGCATCTAAACCATGGATTGCCTTTAAGTCTTGTGCAAGTTCCATTGTATATTCTGCCTTTAATGCCCTACTTTTAGCAGTCACAGTTGACTTCTCGATTGAGAATGCCATTTCTGCGAATGTATTGTCAGCAGATCCCCCTAATGCCTCAGCGGCAGCAGTTGACATACCAGTACCTTTAGTATATGTTCCTGCAGGATTATCGTTCAATAATTTAGGGTTTGTGCCAGCGTGGGCAGTTGATGAGAACCCGTCAACTGAAGAACCTTCTTTGTTTCTACCAGAAAAATCTGTATCTGCTTCATCAAATAGTGCTTCTGTTCCAGATTGACTATCGTATCTTGCTCTCATTGCAAAAATAAGACCGGTTGGACCAGTCATAGGTTGAACACCACATATATCATATGCGATTAAGTTAGGCATTGCTCTTCTTACTAACGAAATTAAAATTGGGTCCCAATTGTCTATACTAGAACCTGTTGCGTTAGCAGGAGTAACACTTGGAGATGCCTCACTAAGGAACGCTCTATCTTCTCTAATTGAGCGTTCTTGGTTTTCCAAGATAACTGAAGTCACAGCACGCTTGTAAGTATCCTCGATTTTTGGTAAATCAGGATGTTCCAAGACTGGCTGCCATTTTTTTTCATATGTTTCGGATAAATACATACTTATCTCCTATATTGTTTTTTTAGACAAACTAATGCCCTTGGTTTTACTAATAGCGGCGGAATAAGCAGCCATTGCATTATTTAACTCAGGACTAAGGTCTTGAGTGTCGCCTGCTGTAACATCATCTATATCGCCAGAAGATTCTTTCTTACCAAAATATGCCTCTTTAATAGTGGTTAGTTTTGACTTAAATTCTTCTTCGTTTGAGTATTCAACTTCTTCAGAAAGTTTACCAAATTCTTCTTTTTGAGTTTCAGCAAGGTCAGATGCCACTTCATTTATAATGTCGCTTCTCTTAAAATTACTATTCTCTTTTACGAATTCAGCGTTCTTTTGAATTTCTTTGTTTAATTGCTCTTCTAAATCAGCAATTTTATTAGATTGGTCTTCTAATACATTATACTTTTCATCTGGAACATCAATGTAATGATCCTCGAAAAGTTTTTTAAGACCTGTTATGAAGTCTTCTGCAATCTCTCCCTTAATGCCTCTTTCGATAGCAATAGAGTTTTCTTTCATCCATTCTTCAACAACATATGTTAAGTATGTGTCTACCTTTTCTGAAAGTACTTCTTTATGAGATTCTACTTCTTCGTTTAATTTTTTATCAAACTCAGTATTTAATCTTTCTCTTGCCTCAGTTATTTTTCTTTTAACTGCTGCTTCAAAAATTGTTGCTGTTTTTGATTTGAATTCTTCTGATAGGTCCTCGTCTTTCACAAGAGCATCTACATCAGCAGAAACATCTATTTCAACTTCTTCACCATAAGTAGCGTCTAACATTTCTTTGTCAGCATTAATTTTCTCATGGTCTTTCTGTGCTTTAACTGTTTCTTTCTGTCCAGGTGTTGAAACTTTAGTGACACCTTTTTCAGTATCAGGAGTTTCTAACTCTGCTGGTTTTGCTTTTGCGTTAACTTGGTCCTTTGCTTGAGTCGATTTCTTTGTGGCATCCGGATTGCTGTCTGTAGGTTTAACTACAGGAGCGCCTAAATCTTCATAATCACCTTTTAGGTGTGAAGGTTCCGCCGCCACAGCATTCTTTGTCGGAGCACTTGCCTGAGGATTAGCAGATGCTTCAGAAACAACATCTTGTTCTATTTCCTCTATCGCCTCGGTTTTTTTAATTACCTGGGTCATATTTTTTCTCCTCTAAAAGAACTTTTAGTTTTTGTTAACAATTATTTATAATATTAGAGATTTTTGAGAAAGTTTTCAAAAATTTCAATCTTCTTTTCTTCTAGTCTTTTTGTAGTTGCACTCTGTATTTCTTTCTTCCAAGTAGCAACATCTCTTTCTACTAGTCTTCCATTGTTCCATACCCACTCTTTACTTTCCATAATACCTTGTACAAAGGCATCAGGTGCTGAAGGGTCTGCAACAATATCAGCAGCGGTTGCCAACATGAAGTCAGACTTCACATAGTTAGAACCGTTTCGTTGTTCTAATGAACCCATACCTCTTGACGATACACCAAGTTGTGCACCTTCATCAATAAGACCTTTTACAATCTTACCATATGGTGTGTTCATTATTTTTGCTTCGCCCATATAATTACTGCCGTCTAATTTTAAACTAGTAATCATATGAGAAACTCTTTCTAGATTAACAGTTGGTCCATCAGGATGTCCTAACTCACCAAATGCTCTATTCTTATTGACGAATTCGTTAGTATATCTTGTAACTTCTTTCATCATTATTTGTTTAGGATAAACTCTACCGTTTCTATTCTTAATGTCAGATTGTAAGAACACACCTTTAATCTTATAGTTCTTCTTACCGTTACCTGCATCTTCGATTAGATACTGAGCGTCTTGTATTTCTTCTGAAATTAGTTTCATAGTTTTTCTCTCTCGTACTATTTATACATTTTATTATCTGAACTCGATTATTATAGTATAACTATCACCATTCGAAAAGTTTTTTGTTGATAGTAATACATCTCCCGTTGGCGTTGTTGCATTATTTGTTATCTCATTACTAGGTGTTCTTAAATCCCAAACACCTGTTCCTGATAATACACATGCAGTAGCATTTGTTGCCCCTTCCCATAATATCTCAACTCCACCATTTCTATTCAATGTATTAATTGACCAATTTATTCTTGAAATCTTTCTATTACCATCAGCAGTCATAAAGGTCTCATCAGCAGCAGTTATTTTCTCTACTAACGATTCACCAGTGCCGTCAGATATGTTAGTTAACTTTGTAACATACTTAACACCTGTTGTGTCTGCGAGTTGTAATACCGATACTGTATCTGTCATATTTACTCCTGTTTTAAATCTTTTAAAATATTTTGTGGACTTGTTATACCATAAGGGTCAGTTTCACAATTATCTTCTCTGCCTGGTTCTTCCCATAATTGTTTGACTCTTCCATTCTCTACTAATACTGCATATCTCCAAGAACGATATCCAAATCCTAAATTCTCTTTCTTTACTAACATACCCATTTGTCTTGTAAACTCTCCGTTACCGTCAGGTATAACTTTGACATTTTCTAATTCTTGATTTTTTGCCCATGCGTTCATAACAAAAGAATCATTTACAGACATACAGTAAATCGCATCAATACCTAACTCTTTATATTTAGGTGTAAGTTCTTCGAAACCTGGCAATTGATAAGTTGAACAAGTTGGTGTAAATGCACCAGGTAAAGAAAATAATATTACTTTTTTACCTTTAAAGTATTCTTCACTTGCAACATTTTTCCAATCAAAGTTTCCTTCTTCATCTTTCACCCTTGTTTTAAAAATTATATCAGGTATTTTCCAATTCATTTCACTCATTCATATCCTCCAATTTTTTGACATTCTATTACTATTATATACGAACTAACATTTGACTCACTATCTAAATGTATATCACCTATAACATCTATATCTTTTCTTAAATCTATTTCATTAGGTTTAAGACCATAGTTTCCTCTGCCTGTTACTTCTACAAATTTTGTTTCATCATTTTTAAAATATACTTTTACTTTACCTGTGCCTAAAACTTCGTAGTTTAGATTCGCAACACTTACTTTAGGTTCACTTGTTGCACCAGAAGAGTTTACTACATCTACAATAACCTGTTTTGCTTCTCCACCAACACCCGTAGCAGAGTTAATTATCTTTGTGTTGTCATCAACAATCTTTGTAACGGATATAGTCATCTTCTATATAATCCCAAAAGTAATTTAATGCTTCAGTAAAATGTAAAGGTTTTTTATCTTTTTTCTTTCCTAGAATAAATGATAATGTCCATCTGCCTTTGTCTGAAGGGTTCCAGGTAGAGTGTAATCTACCGACATTATATAAACTAGGTCTATCTATTGTTCTTTCTAAAACTTTTTTACAATGTTTCTCTTTTGCCCAAGCATATTTTGTTAACGGTCCTGGTTTCTTTCCTTTTAAAAATAATCTAATTCTTTCTGGTATTGTTGCCATTTTTATTTTACTACACTTAACAGTTCTTGTCATATTACTTTCATAAAAATTAACAACTTTAATTTTTTTCTTATCTATGGGTTCCCACCATATAGTCTTACTATCAGAAGAACCCCAACTGAAACTTAATTTAACTTTATCGGATAAATCTGGTGTATCAGAATGAATTCTAATACCATCTTTGGGTGCTGAATATACTGAATTAGTTTGTATTCTATACAGTCCTATTCTATCAATAAAATCTAATATAGGTTCAGTTAATAAATCCTCATCTTTAAAATATATAAATTCACAATAATCTTTTAATTCAATACTATCATATAATGTAGGTTTCTCAAAACTAAAAGGTAAATTTAAGTACCTATGATATAACTGCATTAACTTCTAGGTGCACAAGCACTTGCGTGTCCATCTGCTAATGTAATTGTATCAGTTGTTGATTTTTCTATCACTATAGAATCACCAGCAGCGTGTAGATAAAATTGTCCTAAAGTTGTACCGGCGGCATTTTTAACAACACCAGTCTGTGTGGCAGCAGTTGCAACACAATGTACAAAGTGTGCATTACCTATTGCATTATCTGAAGGATTGTTTATAACACTTCCTTTTACTTTTATTGTATGACTCATCTTATTCCTTTATACTTTCTAAAATTATGTTATCTATAAATTTGTTTATTACTTCAGAACCTATACCATATTTTGCACACACTTTTTCTGATGCTGTATCAAATTTAACTAAAAAGTTTGCATTTGATTTATTAGTTTCAACTTCTTGAAGTATACCTTTTATACAATCTTTATGTTTAGGTGATAACTTTTTCCAAGACTCGTGTTTTAATAAGTCTAAATCTCCTACAATCTTACTTATCTTCGGCATTTGTTAAATCCATATCTACTTTCGGTTCTGCATTATTATTTATAACGGTACCGTCAGGTGCAAATGTTCCTGTATCTGCAATCTCTGGTTTAGGTGCATTATGAGGTGCCTCTTCAAATTCACCTGGAACTTGATTAAACATAGACTTTGACATTTCTTTTCGTCTTGTTTCTAAAGCGTCACCTACTTTTGCTCTTATAGCATCTTTGAAGTCTTCACCAGCATCTGCTTGTTTATCACCCCAAATATTGTTTATAAAACTTTTTACTTGTTCACTCATTAATAATCTCCTCCTGAAATTTGTTCTTCTGGAGATGATATAATACCATCATCAATTTCTTTCTTAATTTGAGTATCCATATCATCAATTTCTTGTTCGTTTTGTTTTAAGATTTGTTTTCTAATATAATCTACAGAATAATATTTACCAACATAATCTCGCATACTCATTGCTAAATCTAATCTACTTCTTAACAGTTCTGTATC